AACTGATCTCTTGCTGCTCTTTCGATTGTATCCTCTAATGTGAGGAACAAACGACGAACATTAATACGATCAAATGCTGATGCAACACCAAGTCCAGTTCTATCACCAAAGAGAATGATTCCTGCACCTGGAGATGCAATGACTGGATTGATTCTCTTCGGATAGATAATGTCTCTTTGTGCTTGTGATGGGTTATATGCAAGTTTAACTGCTCCATTTATTGCTCCTCTAGATGCACCAGCTGGTGAGAACCAAGAGAATGAATTAATTGATGTTCTTGCCATTAATCCACCAACATCCCCATTTAATGGGATATATCTAAATTCATTGTTAAATCTATCAAATGTATATTTGTAACCTGAGTCAAATACAGCATATGATGATGATTGTAGTGCAGCATAGTAATCAACTATGTTATCTGTTTGTGTATCCGAGTTGGGTATGTTTACAACTCCTGCACGGTGTGGTGATATACATGCTATGCAATCTTTTCTTAAATCTGCAATCGCAATCAATGCTGATGCTTTTGCTTGTGATTCAAAGATAGTAGCACCACCACTTGGGCCTTGTAGAATAAAGTTGATTGAGTATTCTGCTGGATTCTTAAGAATATTATATGAGTTAATTACGTCACCCTTACCAACTAAGTAACCATCAGTCCCTGAGTAATCTTTACCACCAACTAAATCGTAAGATCTATTACCCTCAACATTATATGTTACTCCAGCAGCGTTTGTTCCCCAGTTTCCTGAAGTTGCTGTGAAGTCTTTAATATCAGTATCACCAGAACCAGAGTTGATTGATGTTAAACCACCTGATACTCCACTTGGTGCACCACCTGCATAGATAAATTCTGATCTATTTGCAAGATAGTTTTTATAGTAAACCTCCTCAGCTGGTTGTCTCTTGCCATCTTTTGCTTTTGAAAGATATAAATGTTTTTCAAGAACGTTACCTGCTATCCCTGACGCACTTCCATCTTCGTCAACAACTACAACGTGCATTTCATCATTTGCAGATTGTCTTTGCTCTGCATACTCAGAAGTTCCTGGTTTTTCTGCAATTGTATTCCAAGCAATATCAGCACCCTTGGTTAATCCTAGTTTTTGAGAATTATACCAATCAGCAACTGTAGTTGTTGTTTCATTAGAAACCGCATCTCCATTTGCCTGTATAAAGAATGTTGTATTTGTATTCGTTGTAGTAGATACACCAGTTGTTCTAGTGAATGTGAATATCACACTTCCAGACGTGTCTATACCAGTTATTGCCTTATCAACTGTTACTGTGCTTGCACCGATACCGATAACTGTTGTTCCAGCTGCAACAACTGAATTACCACCAGTTGATGTTACCACATCTCCCAGTGCAATATCTTGGTCAATACCTGCAGCAGCGTTTGATGTGCTAATACCAGTAATTGTAATATCAAACCCAAGATCGACAAGACCTGATGTTGTTCCAATTCCTGTTGATACATTTGTAGTTTCTGTTTCAGATGTTGATGTTAAGAACTTAAGTTCATCATAATTTGTTACTGAAACAATACCGCCAGCAGTTACTCTATCTACAACCTTAACTGTAACTGCATCAGTTCCAATTCCTGCACCAGCAGCAGTTCCAACTCCAGTTATGATTCCCCTTACAAAACCTGAACCATAAGTTGTTTCTGTACCTGGCCCAACACGAGTTCTTCCAGTAATAACCTGTGTTACACCCATTCCGACTGTGATACCAGCAGTTCCAACTCCACTAATTACTTGGTCTGCAAAGTTATCAATTGTGAATACCTTTAATCCATTTCCCCAAGTACCAGGATTCTTTGCTGCATAAAACCAATCAGAAGCAAGTGTATAATTTGCTGTGTAATCATCATATGATTTGATTTTAACAGTTGTTGATGCAATACTAACACCAGCATTTGCGTTATTTAAATTTGTGCTATCAGATCTTAAGACTCTTAATGTACCACCATATGAAAGATATGATGATGCAGTCATCCAATACTCAAATTGTCCGTCTTTATCTAATGGTTTTCCGTAAGTTGCTATGAGATCTTGCTCGTTCTCTACTAATATCGGTACGTCAATGGGGCCTTTTTCAAATGGGCCAGCAATCGCTCCGACCTGTTCATTAGCTCCAGATATATTACCGATAGTCAAGTCAACTTCTCTTACCTTGACTCCAGGAGATACTAAGTTAAGCGACATGTCTTTCCCTCTTTATAAAAGATTCAATTTTACTAAAAGTATTTATTACTTGGTACTTTTACATTGGGGAAACAATGCATGAACATTACCAATCAGGATATGACCACTCAGTTGATACCTTTGTTTTCTTTCTATTTTTTACTATTCTTTTAACTGTGCATATCTTACATTCATATGAATACGCAGATGGAAAATTCCTTTTGTTTTTACGAACTAGGTAGAATTCATTTACTAAATCTTTAGTTTCTCCACACACTCTACATTTTCTCTCCTCAAAGAGTAAGTGTTCTAAACTAAAACCAAATTCTTCGTTCTTATCCATCAGAGTATAAGAATTGTTTGTGATCCGTCTTTGTTATCTATTATAGTTATTTTTTTATTCGGAAATGATTTTGATAGTAATCTTTTTAATTTACTATGCTTGAAGGGATTTTTCATCACTTAAAGTCTCATAATGTTTTACTTCTTTCCAATTTAGTTTTATTCCCTTTTGATTCAAAAGGACTACTTTGGTTTTTGTCATTTTCTTTGTGTAAAAGATGATTGGTTCATCTAATCCTACATCTCCACTCATGATTCCTCCTCGTAAGATGGTTTTCCAAATGTTTTATATTTTAATTGTTGTTTTAGAAATTCAACTTGCAGTTTTAAACTTTTGTTTTCTTTTTCTAATTCATCAATGTGTTTTTCGTAAACAGTAATCATATTTTCCATTTGATACAATTTTACTTCAATATCCCAGTCCACTTCTAATTATAACCCCTAACCAAATTATTTACAAGTTTAATATTTGCTTTATCTTTACGTTGTAACATTAAAATTATCGATATTCCCACATGTAAGAACGATCTCCATATTCATCAGTATGCCATAAATCTCCATCACTGTCAACAAAACTTCCTTCATCTAGTCCATCAGATATAAAACCAAAAGGTGCCATATCTTGTTCAATTTGATTTTTTTGTTCTTCATATAGTCTTTTTCTTACATCTTGATCTGTGAGTTCTTTAAAATAATCTTGTGCTACTAACCAAGCATATATTACAAGACACATTGCTAAATCATCATTACATCCTTCCTCAGCCTCAAATGAATTACTCTTTGATATGAAAGTGGTAAGTTCAGATATTATATTATAGTCTTTGAATATCAACTTATCCTCTTCAATCATAGTTTTGAGATTTAAAGCACCAACCTTTTTAACTGTTTTTGACATCTTAACTCCAAGTTGAGTTTTCTTCCCACTGAATCCTTGTCCCACAATTTGACCAGCACGACCTCTCATTGAACACATTAAAAGGTTTTCATATTCCATATCAAAATTTAGTATTGAAGCGATTTGATCTCCGATATCATTTACTTCACAAAGTATGAATGACTTATTGTAATTCATTGCTACTTCATATATGATATTTGGAAACAACATGGGTTTTATTTCGTTGTTTCGATATTTTGCTACGACTTTATGGGGAAACTCAGTAATATCAGTTAAAACAAATGCAGAATAATCTTCACCAACTCCTCGTGCAACGTCAACTGTCATCAAATAATCGTGATTTCTTTCTGGTGGGAAGTAAACATCTAAACCTGCATTTTGTTGTATTGGATTATCATATACTAGAGATTTTAGTTTACTTGGTGCGATTAATGTATCAATAGATCCTAAAAATTCACACTCAAACTCAATCTTAAATTGTTGTTCTGATGTGTTTGCTATCGTTTGTTTTTTCCACTTTGCATTTCTTCCTGGCACTTCAGACCAGTGAACATCAGTCGGTGTATACTCATTCTTTCCTCTCTCTGCATCGTGCCACAATCGGTAGAAATGATTCATACCGTGTGGAGTAGAAACTATGATTACTTTGGTTTTTTTACCAGAAGTGATAGTAGGATATACAGAGGCAAAGAACGAGTCAGCAATATGATTAGGAACAAAGGCAAATTCATCCAGAAAAAGAATGTTGAAAGACATACCTCTAACTGCA